TCATCGCAAGACGGGCGGCGATTGCAAACCCTCTTGGAATGAATTGCATGGACGGTCGGCCAAGGTTGCTCATCTCGGCCAAGGCGAAGATGATTCGCAAAGGTTTGATGGGCGGCTTCTGTTACAAGAAGCTGATGGTGCAGGGCGTTCGGTTCGGGGAGTTGCCCGACAAGAATCAGTACAGCCATCCGGTCGAAGCGCTCGAGTACGTGTTGATGGGCGTGGGTGAGTACCACTTGGCGTTGAAGTCGAAGACGGTCAAGCCGCGTGGTGGGGCAGCAAGCTACCTAGCGAGAACGGAGTAATGCGGAGGTTCCATAAGATGAAAACCCGGTCGCATATTCTTCAGGCTGCAATGAAGGTCGAGGTATGGGGTTATCCCCGGTCGATGGAGGAGTCGGATCTCGATCCCGGCACGTCTTGGTATTCGTTGGGCGAGACGTGCATTTTTTGGTGTCAGCCCTTGGTGAATGGTGCGATGTGTTTCCATGTCGCATCGGACCCAAAAGAGTCTAAACGGCATCCAGCGGATCCGAGAAGGCTTCTCCACGCTATTGAGTTCATCGCGGATATGTGCGGTTGCGAGCGGATCATCTCGGCGGATTGCGATGAGGACGGCGAGGTGTCACAATATCTGCGAAGGTGGGGTTTCACCGTAGCTGAGGATCTTTCACCGGGTGTCTGGTACGAGAGGAGACTTGTAAATGGCAAAGCCACCAAAGACGAAAGTGTTCAACCCAAACTCCAAGAAGGAACTTGAGAAGAAGCGCATTGCGAAGGAAAGAGCCCGTCGCGTGACCAAAGGCCGTCGAGGCATCGCGGCGAACCTTTTGGCAAGTTCTGATACGTTTGGATCAAGTGCGAGTGCTCGCTCGAGCCTCGGTGGGACCGGACTCCTTGGGTAGCGTTGTCCATGACTTGATACGCCAATACGAATTGCTCCGATCGGAGCGATCGAATTGGGACCACATGTGGCAGGACATCCATGATATCGTGGCCCCGCACTCGAGCAATTTCACACGCACACAGTTCCCTGGCGCGCGTCGGAACGATCAGATTTACGATACGACGAACGCACTTGCGCTTGAAAAATTCGGTGCTGTGCTCGAATCGTTGTTGACTCCTCGCCAACAATTATTCCATTTTTTCAAAGCTTCCGATGATGATCTGAACAAAGAGAAGGAGGTTCAGCTTTTCTTCGAGCAGTTGAACAACAACATTTTCAAGACCCGTCGTCGTCCTCGGTCTGGGTACTACGATCAGTTTTTTGAGTCTCATAAGTCGTTAGGGATGTATGGCAATCAGTGTATGCACACCATCCCATCGAAGGATGGTCTGGGGCTCAGCTATCGGTCCATCCATATCGGCGCGATGTGGATTGACGTAGATGATCGCGGTGTGGTGGATTCGTTCTTCTACAAATGGACAATGACTGCGAAGGCAGCAATCCAGAAATGGGGCAAGGAGGCTCCAAAGGCTGCGCGAGATGCGGTGACTCAAATGGATTCGTTCAGGCCGCTCGAGTTTCTTCATGTTGTTGCGCCCCGTCGTTTCGTTCGTTCGGAGGTGCTTGGTTCGGAGTCGATGCCGTGGGAGTCGTGGGAAATTTCTCTTGATGACCAAGCGTTAATCCCGGTTTTGAATCCGGTTACAGGCAAGCTCGAAGAATCAGGTGGTTATATAGTTCCTCCGTACAACTATTCTCGGTTCTCGACGAATGCTTCAGAGAAGCACGGTCGCGGGCCTTCCATGCTTGTTATGGGGGACAACGAGACGTTGCAACGCATGGAGCGATCCAGTCTTCTCTACGGAGAGCACGCGGTAGCGGCTCCGCTTTTGAGTCAGAGCAATGACTTGCTTTCAGATGGTACGAGCAATCTCGACTTGCGTTCCGGTGCGGTGAATCCCGGCTGGCTGGATGCTCGGGGTGAACCTCGTGTCAAGGCACTCGACAACAAATTCAACTGGCAAGTGTCTGAAGGGTTGATGGAAAAGAAGCGGAATGCAATCAACGATGCGCATTTCATCACGCTTTTTCAGATACTCGTCCAAACGCCGGAGATGACCGCAACGGAAGCTTTGATCCGCGCCCAAGAGAAGGGGCAGTTGATTGCTCCGATGGTGGGGCGGCAGCAAAGTGAGAGCCTGGGTCCGATGGTCGAGCGGGAGCTATCGCTTCTACCTGTTGTCGGGCTCATGCCTGAGCTTCCTGAATTGCTCAAAGAAGCCGAAGGTGAGTACGAAATTGAATACTCAAGTTCCGCTACCCGGATTCAGCGTGAGGAAGAAGTGCAGGGGATTCGGGCAACGTATGTGGACATTGCGGGTATAGCTGAGTTGGATCCGACTGTAGTTGAGATGCTGGATGGCCCCGCTTCGGTTCGGTTCATTGCACAGGCGAGGGGTGTTCCGCCATTCTTGATCCGGTCTGAAAAAGAGTTTGATGATATTCTTGCAGCCCAAGCCGAGAGGTCAGAGCATCAAGAACTTCTGGCGAATGCGGCAAGTGTCGCCAGTACCGCGAAGGATGCGAGCGCTGCCGGAATTGATATTTCGCAGTAGGTGAGAGCATGGAATCTGGTGAGCATGTAGGAAATATCCCGATCGCTGTTCGTGTAGATCGCGATACTGGGATGGATGATGTGAGGGTTCTGAGACGAGCCTTTCGCAGAGTTTTCGATCCCGGTCCCGATGAAGTTTCGAGCCCTCAAGATCGCGATGCGGTGATGAGTGAGCTTCGAGCAATCTGTTTTTACGATACGTCTTTTGATGTGGCGATGGGTTCTTCGGATGTTGGCTATCAGATAGCGGGCATGGAGGGGAGCCGACGAGTCTACTTGAAAATTGTTGAAGCTATTCGGATGTCGAAGGGCGAGGATCTGAAGGTCAGCTTACCAAGTCAAATTGCGAAGGTAGGGTAGAGGGCATGTACTATGGGCAAAATTACTCCTTCATGGGACCGGAAGGTGGCGGCGAGGGCGGCGCGGGATCCGGTGGCGGAGATAGTGGCGGCGGAACTTCGGGAGGTGCCGGGGATCAGTCCGGGGCTTCGGGTGATTCTGGTGCTGGTTCTGGTGGTGTTGGCGCTGGCGCTGGCGCTCTATTCGCCGAAGGTTCTGGCGATGGTGCTGGTGGCGATGCTGGTGGCGATGGTGCTGGTGGCGATGGTGCTGGTGGCGATGGTGCTGTTACGCCGGAATGGGCTCGAGGATTCGAAAGCACCGACTCCAAGAACTACATCACGAAGCAGGGGTGGCAGTCGTTAGACGCGGTGCTCGAGTCGTACCAGCAACTCGAGACGAAGATCGGCGTACCGCAGGATCAGCTTCTCCGCTTGAAACCTCTCGAAGATCGGGATGCGTGGCATGGGCCGAAAGGTGTGTTTGCCAAGCTGGGCCGACCGGAGAATGCAGAAGGTTACGAGCTTCCCGAGGTCAGCCTTGGTGAAGGGGGTACGGACCTCACTCCATCGTTTCGGAAGTTTGCATTCGAGCAGGGGCTATCGAAGGGTACGGCGGAAGCTACGGTGCAATGGTTTGCCGAGAATGTGACAACGGCTCAAGAGGCTTTGGATCTCACTCGGCAAGCGGAGCAAGTCAAGCAACTCGAGGCTGTTCGGATTGAGTGGGGTGCTGATTGGACCCCCAACGTATCGGCGGCGCGTCGTGGCATGTCGATGCTGGGCATTGACGAAAATATGGCAAGTGCCATTGAGGGTGAGATCGGAACGAAAGAGTTCTTGGGTCGGATGCTGAATGTCGGGAAGCTCCTGGGGGAGCACTCGGCAGGCGAGCATGGTTCGGGGCAGGCCGGATCGTATCTGAGTCAAGAGGAATCCATTGCAGAGATCAGCACGCTCAAAGCCAACAAGACCTTCATGGATGTCTGGGTGGATGGCAACGCGGACGGCAACGCTGAAGCGCGACAGAAGATGGACGCTCTGATGGCAATCGCCTATCCTGGGTAGCTGTAACGCCCTTCCTAGTCCTGCTAGCCAGCCCTCATCGGATTTTCCGGTGGGGGTTGTGCTTTTTGGAATCTGCGCAATCTTTTCCGGGTCTGCTGGGAACCCACCAGCAAGAATCGAGTGCGAAAACCTTCGGGCCGCAACGGTTCTTCAGGGTCAGCGACGTGGTTCGAAGCTACGTCGGCCCCAACCTCGACGGTTGGATAAGCCACACCAAAATGTGTCTTAACCAACTGAAGAGGTAAAATATCATGTCGCAAGAAGCGAGTGAAGCCCACATTCAGACGTACACCGCGAAGGTTGCACATTTGTTGCAGCAACGTGGTTCGAAGCTGATGCCGGGTGTGATGACGGAATCCCACACAGGGAAGGCCGCTCAAGTTGTCCAGCAATACGGTGCCGTCGAAGCGCAGGAGATCACCGATCGCCACGCCGATACGGAACTGTCCGATACGCCGCAGACTTCGCGATGGGTTCGCCCGTCCGATTGGGGTGTTGCGGATATGGTGGACAAGGAAGATTTGGTTCGGTCGTTGACCGATCCCAAGTCGGATTTTGCGATGGCGCAGACGATGGGTCTGGGTCGGAAGCAAGATGACATCCTGATTGCTGCCTTGCTTGGCAGCAACTTTATCGGAGAGGATGGCGGAACGTCTGTCAGCGCCTCGTCGGATGGGGTGACGGTGGTGGTTGCGAATTCGCAAGGTCTGACGGTGGAGAAGCTACGGGAAGCCAAAAAGAATCTCATGGCGGCGGAAGTCGATCTTGACCATGACACTCTTTACATGGCCCTCACGGCGGAGCAGATCGACAATCTCTACACCGAAACTCAGGTCGTGTCCATCGACTACAACTCCAACAAAGTGCTTGTAGATGGTCGGGTCCAGTCCTTCATGGGTTGGAACTTCCTGCATTGCGAGCGTCTGACGGTCAACGGCTCGAGCGAGCGTCGTTGCATCGGTTGGGCAAAGTCGGGTGTGGTGTTCGCTTCGTGGAACGGCCTCGAGTCGCACACGGATCGGCGTCCCGACAAGTGGAACAACTGGCAGGTGATGACCAAGGGAACCTTCGGCGCAACGCGCACCGAAGGGGAAAAGGTCGTCGAAGTGGCATGTATGGAGTAAATAGGAATTGAGGGCTAGGCGCGATTGACGCTCCTAGCCCGACTTTCCACAGCCATCGAGGAAGACTCAAATGGCAAAATTCTATTCTGACAACTTGGCTTCTGCGGCGAATCAACTCGTCGTGGATGTCGCATACGACGCGAACTATCGTCGGGATTCAAAGCAGACCCATGCGGTGCTCCGCAAAAAGAGGATGTTGGCCGCGAATGGCGCGGCCTACACCCCCATCGGGTCAGTTCTCATCATGGGCACGTTCAAGTCAAGTGACCGCATCTACGATATTCGAGGGACGATCGACATTGACTCCGGTGCGACCGGGGACATTGATTTGGGCTTGTTCAAATCGGGGCTCGACCATTCCGGTTCCGAGGATTTGGGGCCGGATTCGGATGTGGCAAGCCACGATATTTTCGCAGATGCGGAAGATATCAATGCAGCGGCTTTGTCTCGAGTTGACTGGCTCACACATGCGTCAGTCATTCTCAACGTCCACCGAGGGCTCAGGCTCTGGGAGATGGTCAACGTCCAAGACGCCGCGACCTACACGGTGGACCCGCAGGAGAATTGGGATCTTGTCATTACCTTTCCGGAAGTGACGACCGATATTCTCTTGCAGATTCTGATTGAAGTCGATTACGTGGGATGAGTTCACCCGGCAAGGGTGACAGACAGAAGCCGGGGTGTGTAGTTATGCTCTCCGCATCCCGGCTTCTTACCAGGAGTTTTCAAAATGACAATTCAAAGGTTTGAAGTTGCGGTTCGTGACAATCATGGGGATCTGACCATTTCGGCATTGGGCGCTGTCGCAGCGGGGCACGTTGTTCGGGTGGAGTACGATGACACCGCGCGGACGATTGATCTTCACTTGGCTTTGGTGAAAGCCGCTGAGAGAATTTTGACTTTGGAGCAATAGTTCGTGGCGACGAAGACGGATATAGCAAATTTCGCCTTGGGTCATGTTGGTGATGCTTCGATTGCTGATGTAGATGCTCCAACGGATGAAGCAGGAAGGGTCGTGAACCTCTGGTTCAAAACGGCCCGTCGTCGCGTTTTGAGACTGGCTAATTGGAATTGTGCATCGAAGCGTGTTGAGATCGTCAGCGATGCAACTGCCCCGATCTATGGATACAACAATAGATATTTGCTTCCGGGTGACTATGTACGGTTGGTGAAGGTTAAAAATTCTGGGCCTGGTGCAGAACACTCAATCGAGAGTAGCTACATCCTTACGAATCTCGATTCGCCTATCGGTATCAAATATGTGTTTGATGAGTTGGATGTGTCTCGATACGATGAGGATCTTGTGCAAGCCCTTGCGTTTATGCTCGCTTACTACATTTCCCCGAAGCTGGCCCAGAGTAATACGAAGCGGGAAAATCTGAGGAATGAAGCTTACGCCGAAGCCAATGAAGCTCGGGATGTGGATACGAGCGGACAGGCTCCGCAAGATATTGCAGGTGGGAGTTGGATAAGGGCTCGGGTCCAGCAACGGGATCCTACGAAATGGTACGGGTAGAGTGTGGCGAAAGAATCTTCGAGACAGGTTTCGTACAACTCAGGGCTGCTATCCCCGCAAATTGCCGCGCGCACGGATTTAGACAAGTATTTTGCTGGCGGCGAAGTTCTAGACAATTTTCTTCCGTTAGTTGAGGGGCCCCTTGTCCGAAGACCGGGGCTAAAATTCATCGCGCCGCAAGGTGATGAGGATTTTTCAGCGCGCATGGTCCGGTTCGAGTTTTCGGTGGATCAATCCTATGCATTAGAGTTTGGTCAGAACTACATGCGAGTGTACCGGGATCAAGGTCTTGTGCTTGATAGCTTACACACTCCGGCATCTATTACAGATACATTTGCGTCGGATCCTTATGTTCTGAAAGTTGATACTACGGGACTTGCGACTGGTGACATGGTTTTTATCACCGGTACGGATGTGCCTGAAATTAACGGACAGTTTTTTGATATTGATGTTATTAGTGGTAGCGATCTTAGTCTTGTTGGGGTTGACGGCACAACTTTTAGTACGCAAAGTTCACCGGTAGGAACGCTGCAACTTGTCTACTCAATAGCCACACCTTACACAGCGGCTCAGGTTAGAGAGTTTCAGAGCGCCCCAAGTGCCGATGTTATGTATATCGCGCATGGGAATGTGCCACGTCAAAAGGTGAGTAGACTTGCTGATGATGATTGGACTATTGTTCCCGTTGACTCTTCTCAAATTGATGTGGCTGTGGATGATGAAGGCTTTGTTAGTTGGCCTCCTTTTGCAGAGCTAAATTCAGATCCAGATTTACAGTTGTGGGCTAATGGGGATGCTAACCCAGGAGCAGACGTAACTATCAAAAGTATCGACGCCGAAGCGGTTTTTACTTCAGCCGATGTGGGTCGATTCCTTATGCTTCAAGCTACGGGTACAGAGTTGGGGTACGGCAAGATCAAGACTTTTACTAATACTGATGAAGTCATAGTTACGGTGTACTCGAGATTTCCAAATGGTCTAGTAGCAAGATTTCCAGATAAAGGTGACGTTCTTGGAATAGGAGAGGCTACCGAAGAGTGGGCTTTTTCAGCGTTTGATACAATAAATAAATATCCCGTATCCGTTGCGTCTTACGAGACTCGGCTGTATTGGGCTTCGCCAAGCTCCCAGGTTTCAGGTGTGTGGGGTTCCGTGTCGGGGGATTTAGAGAATCATCGTGTTTACGGACCCGATCCAGCTTCGACAAGCTTCCTCATCACGCCGGAGTCTGCATTCCTGGCGATCCTTTCCTCAGAGCGTGTGGATGCGGTTGTGTGGATGGTGGGTTTGGATGATGTTCTTGTGTTAGGTACTCGTGGTGGCGAGTGGACGCTTCAGGGGGACGACCCTTCTGCGGCCATATCCGCTGCAAACGTAGGTTTCAAACCTCGTGGTCGAGTGGGGTCTAGGAAATTCGTCGAACCGGCAGCGATTGACAACATCATCATGTTTGTGCAGCGGGCTGGACGCAAATTGAAAGAGCACGTCTTCGATTTGGCTACACAATCATACAAGTCGCCGGATATGACAAGACTTTCTCGAGAAGTGACCTTTGGTCGCATCCTGTACTTGGCTTATCAGCAAGAGCCTAACAGGGTTATATGGGCTGTTATGGAAGATGGCACTTTCGCTTCGATGACTTACGAGCGGGAAGACGGTGTTGTGGCATGGTGTAGGCATCCGGTGGGTGGTTCAGGTTTTGTCGAATCTGCGACGGTGATTAGCGATGCCGATGAAGATGAAGATGAGGTGTGGGTTACGGTAAAGAGGACGATAGATGGTAGGACTCGGAGATTCATCGAAGTCATGCAAAAGTTTTGGGAGCGTGGTGATGATGTGGAAGATGCCTTTTACGCGGACGGTGGTAGCACATATTCTGGATCGGCCATTACGGAAATATATGGTTTCTTGCACATGATTGGTGAGACAATGGATATTGCGTCGGATGGCTTTGGGCAGGACGCTAAAGTAGTAGATTCTAAAGGTCGAATAACACTTGATATTGGAGCGTCAAAAGTTCATGCAGGTTTTAGCTACGACTCTAAATTCAAGAGCATGAGGGTTGAAGCGGGAGCGTTGGACGGGACGGCAGCCGGGAAGGTCAAGCGTATCCATCGGCTAGTAATTCGATTGGATCAATGCGGCCCGGACTTGGAGTTCGGAATAGATTTTATCGACATGGACAAGGTATTCACTCGGAATGTGGGGGATCCTGTGGATGAACCTGTTGTGTTATTTGATGGGGATACTGAATCCAAGGCTATGCCGGGAGGGTACAATCAGGAAGGGTATGTAGCTTTTCGCTATTCTAAACCTTTCCCGTGCAGTATTGTTGCCCATTACCCTCAACTCGTCACACGAGATCGAGACTAACTATGGGAATCGTATCAGGCATAGTTTCACTGGTTCAAGGGGATATGGCTGCACAGGCGATAAGCGATGCGGCAAATGCTGAAGCTCGGGTGGAATTGGATGAAGCCGCAATCAAGGCTTTGGAGCTTCGGAAGAAAGCGGCCATTGCGAACGGTTTGGATGCCTTGAGTTTTCGGAAAGGTCACACTCGCACAAGTTCGGGAACCCCTCTTGAAGTGTTGGGGCAGAATGCCGGGGAGCGTGAGCAAGAGGCTTTGGATCGGCTTCTATATGGCAAGAATGCGGCAGCATTCGCGCGGGCTCGAGGTGAAGCGGCGAAGACGGCTTTCCAAAATCAGGCTATCGCGATGTCGTTCGATTT